TGGAAATCGAGCAGGCGTGCTTGAAAATCGGACAGGAATGCTTGAAAGTCGAGCAGGAGTGTCCGGAAATCGAGCAGTCACAAATCCAATAAAATCAATGGGTTACAAGGTTATCAATAACAGTATGGGCGATTATGGAGGTCAAAAATCGCCAAAAACCCTTTAAAATCAATGGGTTACAAGGAAAGTTATGAATGTTATGGGTGGTCCAGGGACAATATACTAAGGGTATATCGAGAGAGTAATATGAGAGAAGAATACACTGAGAGAAAAAGGAATGAGAGAAATATGCCCCCAGGGGTACACAATATCCATAACTACATATAATAATAATAAAAAATAATATTATAATAGAATAGAGAGAATATAGACATCGTACGGTTTCTCTACGATCTCTCTACAATTTCTCTACAGCTTTGATACAAGGGTGCTACAAGAACCCAATAGCTTTTCATACAGGGCCGAAACCTTGAAGTTATGGATAACTGGATGTGGGATTGGTTCCATTTTTCGATTGACAATGGGATGGTAACATGGTAAAATTGTTCAATGTTTGAACAGACCACAAACAAAACAGCCAAGAAAGGGGGAAAAAGAAATGGCAACGGTGACGCTGATCCACGTACAGGTAAAGCAGGCGGATATAGAAGCAATTGAGAAAATCAAAAAGGCTTTTGACTGCTCAACTTCAGCTGCGGTTAGGATGGCGCTTAGGGTGTTTAGTGGGGAAAGTTATGCTGCATATGTAAAGGAAAGAGCAGCGAAGGAAAAACTTGAATTGAAAAGCGCATCCGGAGAGAAGAGCGAATCTGACTAGGTTGCAGCGCTTTGCCGAGCATCAAAAAGGGACCGGGAGAAGTGGCTCTCCCGGTCCCATGCTTTGCGCTTGCTTAGGCCAGAGGCTTGCCGAGAATCTTTTCGATCTCGGCCCGGGCCTCCGGCGAGAGCCAATCTTTGGCAAGAGCTTCCTTGACGGCTCTGCCAATGCCCATGACGCCAACCTCTTTGCCTTGCAGCGTTGCGCGGTCTTCCGCTTGGACCGCGATCCGCCAGCCGGCATAGGCATACTCAAAAGCCTTTGCCGGGCTGACCAGCGCTTCAAGTTCGTCGTAGGACTCCGGCGAATCGTGCTCAAAGGTCCCCTCGGCATAGTCCGGCTGACCTTTCTTGCCGGTCGAAACGGTGAACGTCACCTTTTTCATCTTGTCTCACCACCTTTCGTTTAAGCGCTCCGAAGACCGAAGCCACTTTCGATCTTCACTGTGAAATATATATCATCCCTTGGACCTTGTCAATATCCGATTTTCAAGCACCATGATTTTTTTTGATGTCCGAATTTCAAGCAGCATGATGAATGATATTTGAGTGCTTGGATATTGTGCGACCGAAAATCGAGCGCTCGGTTTTCAAGCACCATGCGCTTAAATGGGACTAAGCTGGTGGCGTTTAGGTTACCGAGCGGGGGACCCCGGGGGAGGGGCGGAAACGCGAGCGCCCAAAAATCCTAAGCCTCCTCTCACTTTCCCTCACCAATTTCACCTTGGCATGATTTAATGCCTATTGACCCTGGGGCACAAAGCGCCCCATAATATGATGGGGGCCATAAGGCGGCCCATTGCAAACAAAAGGATTCACCAAAAATGCTCCCTTGGGGTGTAGAAACCGACGCATTCTACTGCGAGGTATTCGACCTCTGGACCTCTGGTTACTCCCCTCGCCAAATATCTGCAAGGACTGGCCGTCCAGAGCGCGAAATCGTCAAGCTCATAAAATCCACTAAGTTCAAGGCTGATCTCAAGTTACTTCAGGATGACATTGACTACGAAACTCTCAGCGACCCACTCGGTCGCATCGAGCGCCTTCAGCACATGGCTATTGACGTTCTCGTGGATGAAATGACTCGTTCTAACGGGAGCAAGCGCATCGAGGCTGCCACCGACATCTTAGATCGCGGTAGAAAAGTCCCTCGGCGCTCTGTTGTCGAGAATCCTGCGCCCCAAATCCCTGGGCAAGAACTTGCATTTCTTGCTGTCGTGCTCCGCGAAATCTCTAACATGAACAGGAACTCGCTAGATGAAAGGCAAGAAATCCGAGAGATCCCTGCGCGATCTAGCGTTCTTGGAGCCAGCGAGCCCTAACGCATCGCCGTCAACTCTTTCGACTAGGAACGACGTTCGAGATGAGCTGCGGTTGAAATGCAAGGAGTCGCTGTACTTCCTCTGCAAAGCTATCATCGGCTTCAAAGATTTCTGCCCTGACCTCCACGGACTAATGTGCTCCTACGCCCAAAATCGCCTTGTCCGGCGACACCTAGAACTCTGGCCCCGCGACCACTACAAGACGAGTATTTATAGCATCGGCCTGCCAATATACGAATACATCCTCGATCAGAACGTCACTATCTTAATCGCCGGCTCCACCGCTACTAACGCCTCTCGTCGCCTAAGACGCATTCAGCGAGTATTTGAATCTAACGCACTCTTCCGCTGGCTCTTCCCTGACCTCATCCCTCCGGACTTCAACAAGCGCTGGAACGAACAAGAATCGCTCTGCCCGCGCACTGAAGATCGCGTTGAGCCAACCTTCGACACCATCGGCGTCGGTGGCAAGAGCACTGGCCGCCACTACATGATAAAGATCACTGACGACATGGTAGATGAAACTTGCCTCGACTCACTAGGAATGCCATCTCAAGTAGCGATGGACTCGGTGAGGCAATGGTTCGACTATAGCGAGTATCTCCTCGAATCAGAGCACAGCTCCCGCGACATCGTAGTAGGAACAAGGTGGGCTAAGGACGATCCATACGTAGCAATAATGAAGGACGCTCGATTTGTGACTGAGCGCCACTCAGCTGACGGCGGCTGCTGCCACATCCATCCAGCGGGAGTTCCGATATTCCCATCTGATTGCTACCGCTGCTCTGACTCAACTCACTCCGACAAGGGACATAAAATTGTCGGATTCTCGCTCAATCACCTCGCTGCATTGCAGAAAAAAGACCCTTACAAATACGCCCTCCAGATGCGCAATGATCCAGTAGACCCTACTATCACTGACTTTCGCCGCGAGTGGTTGCAGGAGTTCGAGTGGATCGGAGGAGGTGATGGCGTTCGGCTAGGACCCTCACTCGCGGATAGAAGGAATGAGATCCTTCTCGGCTCCTGCAACACTTATCTCATTGTAGATCCCGCATTTACCAAGCGCACTCGCAACGATCCGACCGGCTGCCTCGTCGGAGCAGTCTCTCCTCGCGGACACTTGCTCATCCTCGACGCAGTGGAGATGCGCCTTGAACCGCTCCCACTGCTTGAGGCGATCTATGATAAATGGAAGAGCTGGAGACCATTCGAGGTGCTTGTGGAGGACGTCGCTGGTCAGCGCCTTATCATTCCATTTCTCAAGGACCGCGGAGAGCGAGATGGTGTTTACATCAGAATCCGCGGCGTCAGACCAGGCGGAAACATCCCTAAACTCGCTCGCATCCGCGGCTTAGTCGGCCCATTCAGCCGAGGTGAAGTTTGGTGCGCTCCTGGCTTGATGCAATTTACAACTCAATACGCATCTTTTCCATCTAACAGAGATCACTTGTTGGACTGCCTATCTTACTTATACTCCGATGGCAGAAGGCCGCTCAGCGATGACGAGCAGCTAGAACAGGATGAGCAGGATGACCTCTTGTTCAGGGCCATGAACAAAGTGACGGGGTACTAACATGCCTTACAAAATTGTCGGCTCCACTGTCTATCACAAGAAAGGTGGAAAGTGGAAAGTGAAGGCTCACGCGAAATCTCCAGCTCGCGCCAGGCGACAAGTTCGCCTCCTTCACGGAATCGAACATGGCTGGAGACCAACTAGAAGGAGATAACCATGCCGAAGCATAAGATGGTGATGAAGCAGTCGAGGAAGAATTACGAGAAGCAAGTTTACCCGGGATCTCAAGTCGTCGTCTCTGGCGGCCCAAAAATCTCAGTCGGCCACGGCCCACGAGCTTCTGGTGCATCTCCTGTTGGCTCTGGCTTGGTGGCAACTTCTCCGGATGAGCATTTCATCTATGTTCACGGCAAGAATCACCAGTTCGTCCGCCGCGGCTTGAGATCTAAGATTGGCGGGTAGCATATGTGTCAGAGCAAGAGTTTGAAGCATTAAAAAGGCGTCTTCAAACCCTTTTCACTAGGGATAGGGAAAGGAGCAACTTCTTGACCTGCATGTACTGCGGGAAGAAAAGAAGCGAAAATCTTTTCGTCGGCATTGGAGAAGATAAAATGTGCCAGCAGTGCTTTGCCGCGGGAACTTGCTTCCGCGACCAGTCGGTTCATTCGGGATATGAACGGATTAAGCTATAGTTTTTCCCGGTTTTGTTTTTCCTTTCCTGGCCGTTTTTTCTTTTAGCGGTTGACTGAGATGCCACAGAGAACTGAACTTGACGGTCCGAGAGAAGAAGCCTCACGAGTAGCGACTCCGATTCGGCTGAGCAAGGAGAAGGAGAAAGCTTTTGCTAGATGGCTTTCCCTTGAAATTGCCGAGGCTCGGAGGCAGCGAACTTCTTATGATGATAAGCTTATAAAGTGGAGAAAGCAGTACGAGGCCGTTCCTGAGGTCGAGGAGAAAATATTCCCTTGGAAGGGCTGTTCTAATGTGGTAGCGCCTCTCATCGGAATTGTTACCGACGCACTCTCAGCCAGAATTGAGAGTGACCTTATTGGAAGGCCGGATTTCTGCCAAGCTAAGGTGATAAGGCCTGATCCTGAGTGGCAGAAGATAGCCGAGCGCCTTGAGCGCTATCTCAACCATGCAGCGAAACAGGAAAATGACCTTGACACTGAGAACGCAATGAGGGATTTGATTCACGATTGCGTTCTTAATGGCACGTCATTTCTTAAGATTCCCTATGTGTATGAGGAGCAGTATATTCCAGAGCGCATCGAGGATGGTAAGATTAATTTCCGAAAAATTGTGAGTCACAATGGCCCGAAGCATGTCTGGGTTTCCGTATTTGATATGCTTTGGCCTGATGGGACTTACGACATCCAAAAAAGCCGCTGGCTAGCTCAGCGTGTCATGCTTGAGTGGTATCAGCTGGTTGAGCGTTCTAAGAATCCGCTTTTCGGTTATAGCAAAGATGCGATTGCAAATGTTGAAAACCACTTCAAGCAAAACATTCCTAAGGAGATGCTCGATCTTTACGGAATCATCGGCTTCTCGTTTGCTCCTAAGGAAAATCTCGAGCTTTACGAGGTTTATGTTAAGGCGGATTTTGAAAATCCTGGCGAGTATAAGGAGTACATAGTAACAATTCATCCTGAGAGCGAATCTATCCTTCGCATTATTAGGCTTTTCTACGCTCATGGGAAGAGGCCATTTGTTCAGTTCTTTTACAATAAGAGAACAGGAATTATTGTCGCACAGGGTGTAGGCTCTATGCTGGAGAGAATCCAGGATGGAATAACTGCCTCTCTCAACCAGATGATTGACAATGCGACTGCCGCTAATACTATAGTTCTAAAAGCTAGAAAGGGCTCATTGAAGGCGACAGAAGAGATTTATCCGATGAAGAAGCTTATGCTCGATGATATTAATGATGTCGAGCAATTTAGAATCGGAGAGCAACTGTCTGGAGTAACCGCGACTATTTCAGCATTGAGGGACTATGCTGAGCGGCGATCTGGAGTCACCGACTATCACCTCGGATTAGAGTCTCCAGATGTCGGCACTCGTGCCACGGCGACTGGTACGATGTCTCTCATACAAGAAGGCAACAGATTAATTGATGCTAGGCTTCGTGCATTTCGTTTGAGCATGAACGAGGGCTGGCAGATGACTGTTCAGACCTATCAGCAATTTGCTCCTATAAGGAAGATTGTCGGGGTCTTGGGCGAGGACGCAGGAGATCTGATTGAAACTTTCAACTTTCCTCCGGAGTGGATCTTCGATAAGATTGCTATTACTGTGAGCCAGTCAAGCTCATCAGCCAATCGGGAGATTGAGAAGCAGAACTCCATGAATCTATTCAATCTTCTGATGGGCTACTATCAGAAAGTCGTTGATGTCGCTGCTATTTACGGGAGTCCTCAACTTCCTCCTGTTGCTAAAGTTGCGATTGACAAATCAATTCGAGCTTTGAATGAGCTGCTTGAAAAGATTCTGAAGTCATTCGAGACTTACAATGTTGAGGACTTCATGATTGTGCTTTCAGAGATTGAGAGGCAGATGGGAGGACAGTTACATGGTGCCGGAAATAACGGAGGAGGAGCGGGAGGTCTTGAGGCAGTTCTTCCACGGGGAGCCAGCTTGCCGCCTTCTCCTGAACTGGCTGGAGGCCAACAGGAGGCTGGTGGAGGAGGAATATCACCGTAAAGGAATTACGCTTCGTGATGTGGATTTTCTTAGGGGTGAGCTTGAGGGTCTGAGTGTAATTGAAAAACTAAAGGCGGAGGTGGAAAATGGCTCTGGAAACGAAGAAGCCGAACGAGAAACCAGACGAGAAGGTTGGTACTGGAGTGAGCGATGGAAAGCAGGAGGTAAAAGCTCCTGAAGCCCAAGCTGGACTTCCTGAGAAACTTGCTAAGCTTGGGTTTAACACGGAGGATGATGTTATCTCATTTATGCAAGCTCTCGACCAAGATAGGCAGAAGGCTAAGACCATGTACGATGGTCTTCTCAAGGAGCGAGAAGCGCCAAAGAAGAGCCCGCTAGATGAAATTCCTGATGAGGAGTTCTTGTCTAATCCTAAGGCTGCCGTAGTCAAGGCTGCTCAAGCTCTCTTGGACAAGCAGTATGAAGAGCGTGTTGCTCCTCTTGGGAATCAGTTGATTGAAGGGAAAGTCGCGGTTCAGAAGATGGAACTTCTCCAGCATCCTGACTGGGGACCGCTTATGAGAAAGCACTCCAAGGATGTGGATGAGTTTCTGAAAACTGTTCATCCGAATCTGAAGGCTCAGGATGGATCAGTTCTGACCGCGTTGCAATACGTTGTCGGGAGGAATCTCCCTAAAATTCTCAAGGAGTCGCAAGAGATGAGAGCCGCTGGAGTTGGGACTGAGGGCGGCTCTGCTTCTGGTTCTGAAGGCTCTAAGGAGGAGAGAAAGCCGGCCATAACTGATCCCGACGAAGCGAGGGTTGTTGCGCTTCAGATTCAGAGAGGTGTTTTCAAGGACGAGGCTGAGTATCTTGAGTGGAGGAACAAAAAATGAGTGAAGAGGGATTCAAGAAAGCTAGTGAGCTGCTGGACTCTGCTGAGAAGAAAGCCAAGCGTCAGCGGATTGATCTGACTGAGGTTGTTGGAGGAAAGAAAGGGAGAAAGTACTCTTTCATGCCCAACAATCGTCAGGATATTCTTCAGGCGAAGCTCGATGGGTATAGCGTTGTTCTCGCCTCTGAAAATCCTGATTTGATCCCGGGCGCTGCTGAGAAAACTGCTGATGGTCACTTCGAGCTTGGTGACACCATTCTCATGGAGATTCCTGATCAGCTATACGAGAGGTATGTGAGAGATGCTGCTGAAGCTCAAGATCGAGCTATTTTGAGGGTGAAGGATCAGTTTCACGAGGAGGGTAGAAGGACAGGGGTAAAAACTTTTGAGGAAGGTCCTGGCGAAATTGAGGATGCTAAGGAGAGGGCATCCTACGAATCTGGAAGTCGGCGGACATTCGCAATGAAAGCTGGGGTAAATCCTGAGACTAAGGAAGTTGAGCGGCAACCAAGGGTAGGAGTTAGGATTGACAAGACTTCTTGAGGGGAGGTGAAGTAAGGTGGCGACCATCTCCAAGGTTCAGGTGAAGCCGAGAGAGACAATCAGCGGAAATAGCCCGAAGACACTGGTTCTCCCTGAGGGCGCTAACGTTACTGCTAAGGCCGGGGAGCTTGCTGTCTTGAGCTCTGGCTATGTTGCCGAGTGCAGCGACAATCCGTCAAATATCTTTGGCTTTTTCGCTGAGGATGCTCACAATGACGATTCCGCAGGCACTCACAACATCGCGGTCTATCTCGCTGATCCGGACACGATCTTCTGCGGAAATGTTTACAATGGAGTTGCTGGATCCGATGCTGTCCTGGCTCAGGCAGATGTTGGTAGGGGCTACGGATTGTATAGAGATACTACCAACTCCAAGGTGTACGTTTCCAAGGATGCTGTCGGGTCGAATATCAGGGTGATTGTTCAGGAGCTGGTTGATGCAGTTGGTGATACTGCGGGTCGCGTGCTGTTCCGCGTTATCCAGAAGTATTATCAGCTGCTCACGACTAGCTAATCCTTGTCGAGAGGAGGTGATTTAGGTGGCTGCAAGAACTGGAAACTTTTCGTATCTTCTCGCTCCTGGCCTTCGCAAGGTCTGGTTCGAGGGGTTTCAGAAGCTTCCAACGGAGTACACTGAGATCTTCAACGTTCTGGATTCTACCAGGGCTTATGAAGATGATCTGCGTGTGGCTGGCATCTCCGGGGTTGTGGAGAAGCCTGAGGGCACTGCAACTCAGTACGTTGACCCGATTCAAGGTGAGACGAAGCGGTACACTCACCTCTCGTTTGGCCTTGGGTTCAGGGTGACGTTTGAGATGTACCAGGACGACCTCTACCGCGTGATGGAGCGGATGAGCCTCGCTCTCGCTCGTGCTACTCACAATGCGATTGAGATTCTGGCTCATCTGGTTATCAATCACGGGTTCGATTCGAGTCCAGCATCGAGGTATCAAGGCTTCGACGGCTTAAGACTCTTCCACACTGCTCACACGATGCTTGGTGGAGCGACTCAGGGTAACAGGCCGTCTACTGACATCGCATTCGGCCTCACGGCAGTTAGGGATGCCTGCATGAGGTTCGAGAAGATGAATGATGAGCTTGGGCTTCCGATCTTGCTGAAGCCGTCCATGTTCGTCATCCCACCTGACACAAAGTGGTCAGCAAGGGAGGTTCTCGGATCTGGATTCAAGCCCTACACTGCCAACAATGAAATCAACGCCTTGGTTGAAGAGGACCTGTCTTACATGGTAGATCACTACCTTGGCAGCTCTACGATGTGGGTGCTGACATCTAAGGGTGGGCTGCAAGATGGTGTGGGCCATGATAGGAACTTCTTCTGGAGGCAGAAGCCGATCTTCGACTCTGGTGATGATTTCGACACTGGGGATGCTAAGTTCAAGGTGTTCTTTAGGGCTTCCTCAGGGTTCGGCTACTGGTATGGAAGCGATGGCTCCCAGCCATAGGAGGGAGCGAAATGACTCAGTCGCTTAGCGCAGTTCCAATCGAGGGCTTCACGAAGTACGACAAAGGTAATGGCTCCATTCCAAGCGGAATCATTTTCCAGGATTCCGGTGGGTATAGCTACTACCTTTGGGTGAATACCTCTGGCGAGCTTCGGATCACTGATGCTGCCACTGCTGAGGCAGCGGGCTTCAATTGGAACACTGGCGGAACTAAGGTTGGCGGTCAGTAATCCTGATTAGGAGAGCTTCAAAAATGAAGCTCGCCTTTTCTAGGAGCGACTGATGAAAATTCTAGTGACAGGTGCTGGTGGTCTCGTTGGATCAGCGGTATCATTACTTGCGTCATCTCATGGTCATTCTGTTGTCGGGTTTGACTCTGATGCTAGGGGAAGATGGTTTGGATCTTCTGGTAGTGTCGACTGGAGGCTTGACGAGCTGAAATCGCGGGGAGTAAAGATTGTAAGATCGGATTTCAGGCTTGTCGAGAATGTGGATCATTTTGACGCCATAGTTCACTGTGCTAGTCAACCCTCTCATGACTTCTCTAGAGATCATGTTATTGAAGATAGCAGTGTTAATTACATGGGAACGGTTGTGCTTTTGGAGTCTGCTAGAAAGAGCAAGCACAATCCGGTTTTCGTGTTCATAAGCACTAATAAGGTTTACGGAGATCGTATTAATAGCCTGAAATTCTTCAGCAACGGATTAAGATTTACTCCATCTGTCGAGGTCGAAGGTGTGAGTTCAGTATTTGGAGTTAACGAAAAGTTCAACATTGACGCAAGCTTGCACACACCTTTTGGCGTGTCTAAGCTCGCGGCTGATTTGATGGTTCAGGAATATAGAAGATGCTTCGGTCTCAAGTCGGTCTGCTTTCGATGCGGCTGCATAACTGGAGCTGGAGGAAGCGCTGTCGAACTTCACGGCTTTCTCGGTTATCTTGTTAAGGTTGCTGTGTCTGGCGGAACTTATCGCATATACGGTCATGGGGGATTGCAAGTAAGAGATAATATAAGTGCGGATGATCTTGCTAGCGCGATTCTTTTGTATATTGACAATCCCATCGGAGATGTGTATAATATGGGAGGCGGCCCCGATAACTCTGTAAGCATCTTGGAGACTATGAACTACCTAAGATCCAAGGGGCTCAGATTTAGCGCAGTGAATGAGCCTCCTAGGCTCGGAGATCACAAGTGGTGGATTACCGATACTGCGAAGTTTGAGCGTGACTATCCAACGTGGAAGAAACAAAAGTCTGTCTGGAGGGTCATAGATGAAATGGTCGAGTGCGAACTTAGTCGTAGAAGATCTGAGGGCAGACACGAGACTTTATCTTCCAGCGCTGTCTAAGCGCATGGGCTTCTCTTCGACTAGAGTGGAGCATCTTCTGAATAAGCTAGTTATGGTGATGCCTGTAACTGAGTGCTACTTTGAGGTTGGTGTGCTAGCTGGAAGAACACTGGAATCAGCTTCGATTGGAAATGACTCTAAGCGCTTGATTGGATGCGATGTTGAGGATAAGTACAACTGCAAGCCCTTGGATTTTGGTACATGCGTAAATTACTACCATCGCAGTTGGAGGGATCTCACATCAAAGGAGATCCCACTTCCCATTGGAGTTGTGTTTTATGACGGATCTCATGATAGTGAAGAGACCAAAGGTTTTATGCTTGGCATTAGATGTTCCCTAGCCGATGAGGCTGTTCTCGTATTAGATGATTGGGATAGAAAATCGGTGAGATCTGGCGCGTTTTTGGCAGCTGAAATTGAGCCAGCCTGGAGATTGCTTAGGGAGATGCCAGAGTATACTGATGGTTTATCAACGGCTCCTCATCATTTTGGATACTTCTTCGGTGTCAGTCTATGGGGCTTCAAGAGATGATCTACCCTTGGGAAATGCCAGACGCTCCTAAGCACGTGAAAGTTAGGCAACCTGTGATGGAGTTGAAAGGGGGAGTAGGTTGTAGAAACGACCTTTCAAAGAGAAGGGCACCAGATGAGTTACCTCAGGTGCTTAAGAATCTCGATTTTGGCATAACAATTATGACTCATCGCGGCTCTTCTAATGGAAGATTGTCGGTTCTCCTGTCATCAATTCCCTCTAATTATCCTGTCGTAGTATCATCTGACTCGATCAGTGAGTTCGACATAGAGCAAGACAAGAAAGTTTGCGAGCATCACTCAGCGGAGTTTCATCATTGCACTCCTTGGTGTGGAAGAGCTAAGAACGCCATTCATACAATGAAAATTGCGAAGTGGGATATTGTGCTTTTCCTTAACGATGACGTCTGGCTCTTTCCTGAGGCGGTTAGCAGTGCGCTGAGATGGTTTTATACTCTTCGAGGTTTTGGCGTGCCTCTAGCTTGCTTAGGTTTTCCTGGGTGGGAAACTTATCGTGAGCATTCTCAGTGGGGCTTTACTTCCTGGCAGGAGTGCCTGGATAAACCTTGGATGTTCGAGTCAGTTCCACCTAATCCGGCGTATAATAGATGTCCTGCCCTATACAAGAATCCATTTGGCGCTTGCATGATGATCTCGCAAAGCGCCTATCAAGATCTCGGTGGTTTTACTCCTTTGTACTGGGCCGAGGATGATGTCTTCAATCATCAAATTTGGCTATCTAGAAATTGGGTAAGTGCTGCATTTCCTGGTCGAGGTTATATGCATCTGGGCGCTCAATCTTGGCATCACGGGGAAACAGTTGATTTTGTTGGAGAGTTCAAAGATGCAACAGGAATGACTCCTGAGGAAAGTGGGAAACTGCAAGCCGAGATGATGAAGGTGTGGGCGACTAAGATTGGTCACATTTTCGAGTCACTTGGAGGTTCGAGGGTTGTCTAGCTCAAAGGAGTCGGAAATGAAAAAGGAGCTTACTCTTTGCCTGCCATCCGGGATTGGGGATGTCTCGTGGGTTCTAAGCAAAATTGTTAATGTTAAAGATGATTATACTTTTCACATTCAGGTTGCTGATGGCTGGCCCTATAGAACGATTCCATTTCTTAAATTGTTTCCTTGGATAGAGAGTGTCGAGTATGGAGATTTCGCGTATGGCGACATTCTCGCCTTTAGCACATGCCACGACTTGTCAACTTGGAAAAATATAAGTGAGTGTGGATTTGGTAGAATTCTAATTTCACCAAATCTTCATCTTGAGCAAGGGAAGCGCCTTGAGGAGTGGCTTCCTGATATTCCAACGGACTTTCACTATCACATTCCTACATCTAAGGAAGATTACGAATCTGCCCTGGCTATTCTGATGGGCTGGCATAAGATCTATAATGTCTACGGAATCTCTGCTGCATCATATAGGGGCTCCGAGGCGTGGAGTACTTGGGGCTTTAAGGAATGGTCTGATTTCATCAAGCTTTGGCAATCGGTTGAGCCTGAAGCTAGGTTTATACTGATGGGAGGCTTTTGGGATGATCTGACTTTCGCCTTGTATGAGTCATTCGGCTCCAACTGCATTAATGCTGTCGGAAAGACATTTATAGGCGCTGCAGTCGAGATTCATAGAAAGCTCAAAGGCTACGTTGGATTTTCAAGTGGCTTGGGAATTATCAGAACAGTTCTTGGTCTCAAGACCTTTATGTTGTGGCCAGATCATCAGGTTGAGCTCTCTACTTCCTGGGCACCTCCGGAGATGCTATCTTCCGGAACGTATATGGCGTCACTTTGGAGGAGTCCAGAGGAGGTTATGAATAGATTCAAGCAGTGGCTTAAGTTGTAGGAGGGTGCTATGGCTAATGACATTACTGGAAATCCGTGGGTTCTTGAATCAACCGGAACAGTATGGAGCGGCTGGGTAAATCCAAGAGCGGTTAGATGGGACGCCGGACATGCATCGGCTTCCGGAGATCAGGTCATACTGAAGGATTCTAGCGGTAGAATCGTCTGGTCATCAACTGCGAATGGTGCTGATTTCGTTGACGCTCAGACGCTGCCGGCTAAAACTGGATGGAATGGGCTTGTGGTTGACACTATCAAAGTAGGCAAAGTCTACATTGAGGTCTAAAATGGCTACTAAGAATGCATCTCAGGGATTGCCGGGAAAGCACAAGAAGGGAAGGCAAGTTAGAACTTATTCTGGAGGAGGGTTTGGTGCTCCTAGCTTTCCTCCGACTGGACAGGGCTTTGCTCTCACTCAGTCAGGTAAAACTGGCTGGATTCGGAGGTCGAGGAGGTCTAAGTTGTCATGAACGAGACTTTTGAGATTCTTAAACTCCTATCTCCGCTGGGTGTGGGAGGAATATTGGCTGGAGTGGTTTTCTACTTTTATCGGAGGGATGTCCTCAACGGGTCTAAGGCTCTAGCTAACTCAAGAGATCTTCTCATGGAAAACGTGATAAAAAATACTGAGGCAATAACCGAGTTTAGGCTGGCGGTAAAGGAGAATACGGAGATTTTGAAGTCAATAAAAGATTTCTACTTGGCAAGGAGAGATTGATGGACAGTGACGCCAAGAAATTGATCTCGGAAGCTTGCGACTTCTACCTGAATCCTTTCACGCCACTTTTAGAGGCTATGGTAGAAGCCGAAGGCGGTCCTGATGCTTTCATAAAAGCTGTAAAATGTTCAATGCCTGACGTGGATTCATTTGAGGTTGCTCTTGCTCGCGCTTGCAAAACTGTGAGGCGCATTGCAGATGAGCAAGCTGGAAAAATTAAGGTCTTCTCTGTAAAGGTCACTGATAGCTTAGACCCTTGGACTGGCGAATCAACTCCTAAAGTTCTAATTGTAACCGACGAGTTCATAGATGTTCTCGCTTCAATCTGGGCTCCTCCTAATGCATCTAACGATCCTAAGGGCCTTAATCGCTTCTGGTCAGGGAATGTGAAAACCTTGGTCAGGAAGCACACTCTTGAGAAAGGAGATAGGAAATGAAGAATCCCAAGACGACTGTGGCAGGCTATTTGACTCTGGCGATTGCGATTCTTACCGCGGCGTACCATGTTCTGACTGGAGGGTTCTCAGCAATTGGATCTCAGGACATTCCAGCTGTTCTCGCAGCTCTAGCTGGCATTGGCCTGATTTCCGCTAGCGACGGCGGGCATTAGTTCAACTGTTCGCGGGTTGAACAGACGAGGTTTTCATGGGCGCACTAGGCGAAGTCCTTGCGTCGATCGCACTTAAGTTTCTGCAAGCCTGGCTGCAGAGACTGGACGTGAAAAACGAGGCTAGATTAGAGCTGCTTCTTCAGCTTGAGGAGGTTGGGAATGCTGCGGCTAGGAGGGCTCTTGAGTGGAAGGCTAGTGCTGCTGCTAGTCCTGACGGTGGCGCTAGCCTTAGGGTGCGTCCAGGCGCAGGTCGCATCGAACTACAAGGTAAAGATTCCAGTCCTGAACGCGGCGACCGAGCCGAGTGAGTGCGTAATTGCTGTTAATGTTGATGGTATAGTAATGAAGAAGTTGGGAAGTTGCGTCACTCTACTCGAAGATGATTGGAAGGCAGTTGTGAGAGAGCTTAAATCTGCTTGCTTAGCACTTGGCGGAACCGACGAGGAGTGTCAAACTAAATGAAGCAATCAGGTAGAAGGCCGAGTGGACAAGCTTGGAGAGAGTGCGCTAGATGCGGATTTGACTTTCCTATGGGACTCCTAAGGCGTCAAAATGGGATTCTTGTGTGCAGTGGTCCCGGCACATCCAACTGTGCGGATATTTCTGGATATGATGCCGAGTTCAAGCGGATCAAGCTTCCTAGCAGAGAAGGCTACTATCCAGAGCCGACTCAGAATGAATTGGTGGAGTGATGGGCGATCTTACGTATAGCGAAGCATTTGATGAAGTGAAGGTAGCGCTTGGAAATCGCACTGATGTTGATGATAGAATTAGCTTCGCTGTCAATGCCGCGTATAGAAATATCGCTACATCATTTAGGCACTACGAGTTGGAAGCTATCGTCCAGGGGAATCTTGTAATCGGATCTAGGCGCTATCTGCTGCCCTCCGATTTGAGGGTGATTCTAGATCTGAGAGACGAAACCAACGGGATTAAGCTTGAGAAGTTTGATTATCGAGCATTTGATCAGATGAAAACTTTCCCCAGTGGAAATCCAACTAGATATGCGAGATTTGGATCGTACTTCGAGATTGACGCGACTCCTACTGCGGCGAATCTGATTACATTAAGATATGCTAAGCGAATTGAAAGTGTTTCTGGCTCTCAGAAGTTTCTCACTCCAAGCGAGTGGGATGAGGCAGTTGTTCTCGGCGCGATATATCGAGTTTTGAATAGAATTGGTGAATATGATAAGGCTGAGAAAGCTAAAGCAGATTATCTCGAGTTTGTCAACTCACTCACTGAGCCTCATGCGATAGATGATGAGGACTTAGATCAGCCTCTTGGCGTGAGGATTGGTAGATGAGCGCTGCTAATCCTAACTGGAGCGCTATATTAGACATTTCCACATTCATCGAATCATCGGTGAGCGCTGCTGATCCCGGATGGGATGTTAAGCTAGTACCAATTTTTTCTGAGAATATTCAGCCTTCATCAGTCCCTGTTGTCGGTTGGACCTCAGAGGAATAATGTGCAAAGATACCAAGGTGTAGCGATCCTAAATGCTCCTTCTCTCTCAGTTGTTCCTGGAGCCTCAATAACTGTATACCTGAGAGATACCCAGACAAAAGCGAACTTATATGCCGAAAGATTTGGCACAGTTTCACTTGGGAATCCATTCTCGGCTGACTATTATGGCGAATTCTACTTCTATGCACCAGATGGAGCATATGACATTAAGATTTCAAATGGACTCGTCTCCAGAACCATTCAAGATGTAATTCTTTTTGATCCTATATCTTCTCCTCCTCTAACTAGTGACTCTAAGTTTTTCTATAAGGATGGTTCAAGAGATCTAGAAAATAGTCAACCTACAATCAATTTCCTTGATGATGGTCTCGATGGTAGAAGGATTCGTATTAGGTCCGAGCTTGGATTTCTAAAGCTTCAGATAAATGTCGGAGATGAATCAGATAAAAGGTGGGTGACGGTTTTCTCGGCTAGAGTCCTTGATTATGACCAGGTGGACTGGAAGATTCCTGGGCTCTATAGTCTCATTCTTGACGCTTTTGACAAGCTCTCGTCTGAGAATGTAATATACTCAGGATCATTTAGCATTTCAGAAGGAAACAGGAGTTTTTCTGTGACATTGGAATCTAGTTGCAATTTTTACATTCCAATCGCAGTTGCTTCCTGGAATGCTGGAGCAGCGTATCTCACTGCTTATTCAAGTTCTGGTTTCTCAATGGCGTTTCCGACTGCTGCCCCTCCCGGAGGAGGGACTGCTCGAGTTGTTGCTATCAGGAGGTAGGTATGAGCAAGTTTCTTCGTTGTTTCGGTTTTGTTTTCCTCTTCCTGGCGTTTTTAGCAGATTTCACTTTCGCCGCCGATGTCGGCGTCTTCACCGGCATTGACTGCACCACTCTAAGTCCTGTCAACGATCAAACATGGTGCGGCGACAACAACGGGAACTGGAAAGTCTATCATGCGGGAGCGTGGGTAGCATCGGGCCTCCCGCCAGGCGTCGCGGCTGGCACTGGCACCCTTCGCACTGATAGCGGTACGGTAACCGCTACAGATCCCAAGCTGGAGTCCTACACATATACTGGCCTCCCCCCCGCTGGCACCGCCGGTCGGCTGGCGCGGGTGACGGATAATATTCGCGGGGTATGGATAGACACAGGCACAGTGTGGCACTCTATTACTGGCTGGGTTGATACGGCTGATTTCGTGTCTGACTTGACTGGGGCAACGGATGTAAGCACACAATTTCAAGCAGCAGTAGATGCGGCAGATGCTTTCAATGTCCCGCTATTTGTTTCAGCGGGAACGTATGCGATCAGGAATGTTAACATTCATAACTATATGAGGATAAGTGGCGCTGCGCAAAATGGCTCGTCGGTTCTACAGACAACCGCTGGGTATGCGGCGCTCACTTGGACGTCGGGAACCACGTTAACCGACGTCGAGATAGACCATCTCACTTTCACTGGAAACGGTTATGCAATTCGCAGTAGTGGAACAATGGGTGGCGCAACGTCTCCATATGATTATCTTGCGGCGTCACACATTCACCATAATGTTTTCTACGCAAGCCTAACGGAGGGAATCTATGCAAATCTCATTCTTACAACTATTGACTATAATACCTTTGGATGGCATGGTACGCCAACCACGAACAATCGGCACATATACTCAAAAGGAAATGTTACTGGAAATACCTCGAATTCGGTTGTCATCGCGGACAATAGGTTTTACCAGGCAAGAACTAACCAGTCTGTTTACGCTAGTGTGGGCTTTGGCTGGTGGTTTGAACACAATGATTGGGAGGAAAATGCCGGCACAAGCGTAGTAGACCTTGCCGGATTGTCGGATGTCCATTTCACGCGCCTGAATTGGTTTGAACGCAACGACATGACATATTTGATTGTCTTGCACACAGACCCAGGAGGTATAATTGGTGACTACGTCACAGAATTTAACGGAAATTACGTTAATCTAAATGGAACTGGAAACTCGTATATTTTTGAGATGGCGGGGAGCCAGAGCGTCACTTTTACAAATAACGACGGCACGAACTTCAATGGAAAGTACATCTCACATTGGAATTACCCTTCTCCCGCGTATGATACGGGGATTGCCTTCGCTTGGAATAACCATCTTGTCGCTTATACTGGAACGCTTACTGGTGTGCATATCGGTCATCCTTATAGCGGCACCGTTAGTATTACCGGGGACACAAGGATTAACGGGTTGCTTAGTATATACCAAGGAATGATGTTCACGCGTGTTTACAGTTGGCGCTACACGAGCACTGGAGCCGCCGAGAGTCTTTTTCCTATAACGACAGGGGCAGGAGGATCAGCTTATTTAATCTTGGTCAATTCCCACAGCGCGTCAGAGACATCTCAAACATCGTTATATTGGGTGTCACTTTACTACGATGGAACATTGCGCTCCTCGACAGCAATTGTTGGGGATGCCCAAACATTCACAGTGTCGGGCGGTTATTTGGTTCATACAGGAACGGCTGGCAATACCTATATTATTTCTGCTATTTGCATATCATCATGATGATGAGATAAATATGGTTGATCATGATGATGAGATAAATATGGATGAGACGACAGCCTTTGGCTACATCAAAGCGCGCCTGGAGGACATCTCCCGCGTCCAGGGCGAGCAGCGCCAAGAAATCCAAGAGGTCAGGGCCGACGTGGCCTCTCTCCGCGTGGAAATTGGGGCGCTGAAGGCCACGGCACGGGCGTGGGGTGTGATGACCGACTTTGACAACAATACGTTCGAGCACGATTACATCATTCGAATCCTAGAATCATTTGCCTTCGATCTCCGCGAGCGCGTCTCGCGGGGGATTGTTTCGCAGGCCGAAATCATAGACCGCTACGCAGTGCAGTTGACCGCATTCATGCGTGGGGAAGTACGTCAAGCCGTGAGAGGCGCGCAAGAGAGGCATGTGGGACCAGTTGGAGGCTAAATCATGACTACTTGGAATGAGTCATCTCCCGCAGGAACCGCTCCTATCGGGGGCGGTGATGATGAAATCAGAGGCTTGAAGGCTGCTATAGGAGAGCGCTTATCAAGAGAGCACAGCTTCGCTCGATCTGGAGATGATCCACTTGATGGGACACACGAGCTAGCGAACGGATTGTATGCGTCTAGACCTGATGCAGATAAAGCGGGAAGAGTTTACATATCAACTGATAAGAAGCTTGTTAGCTTCGCTACCGGCGCTGGAGTTTATTATGATCTTCCATTCGCGCCAGGAACGAAGATGGTATTTTATCAAGCGTCGGCTCCAGTTGGGTGGACTCAGGATACATCGCAAAATGATAAAGCGCTGAGAGTAGTTAGTGGGGCTGGAGGAAGTGCTGGTGGAACTTCTCCGTTTAGCTCGGCGTGGCCGGCTCAGAATCTCAGTGGAAACACTGGAGATGAATCATCCCACATCCACTCAGTACCACGGGCTGGCTGGGGATATACTAGTACTATGAATGATGGAGTAATAAAGACACAAAGTAGTATGGCTCAGGATGCGGCTGGAGATAATGTGACTGGTTCGGGATCGGCTCACCATCACTCGGTTTCCTTGTCAACAACCGAATTTAAGCCTCAGTATATTGATGTAATCGTGGCTACAAAGGACTAGAATGAAAAAGCAGATTTGCCCTCTACTTTCTAAGAGTTGCATCGAAGATAAGTGCAAATTCTGGAGCCTTATTCTGGGACATAACCCTAATACGGGAGAACAAGTAAATAAGTGGGACTGCGTTATGTCATGGATTCCGACCTTGCTAATAGAAAACACTCAAGTCAACAGAGGTAGCACTCAAGCTATTGAATCACTTCGCAACCTTGTTGTAGGAGCATCTCGTGCCTCAGGCAGGCTATCTCCGGCTCAGGGGAGTATTCACGTCGAGCCGGAAAAGGCAATTCCAGCAGAAGTCAGTTGACTCCTCGCTGATTCCTGTTGATGTACCTTTTCCGCTCAAGGGTCTTATACTTGATCATCCTAGAGATCAGATTCCCTCTGGAGGAGCGATCACAGCTTCTGGAGTTCGCTTATACGCATCTGAGCTTCGCAAGTCGCCAGGGACTCGCTTATTCGGGAATCAACTTGACAGTGCTGTAATGGGCATTGACGAGTATACTAATAGCGCTGGTATTGTTGAGCTTCTTGCGTTATCTACAAAGCGATTATACAAGCTCGTTGACGATGTCTGGACTCAGATTCCCCAGTCCCCATCAGGCGATCTCAGCGGGACTGATACTGACTTATTCTGGGGAGTTGAGATTGCAAATAAGTTCGTTTTCTGCCAGGGTATTGATCCTGTGATGGTATATGATGGAGAATCTGGATTCTTTCAGCGTGTGAGCGTGAATTGTCCGCCAGCGAAGTGCGGCCTTGCTCATCAGGGAAGGCTTGTAATTGGAAACACCAAAGAAGGTGCCTTCTACAGTCCTTATAGAATAAGATGGAGTATTCTTGACGACATTACTGATTGGACCGGCGCTGGTAGTGGGTACATTGATCTAAATGATACACCAGATTTTGTGATTTGGATAGATCAAGTTGCTGATTACATCGTGGTTTTCAAGGAACGCACAATTCTTATAGGCCAGAGGACTGGTCTATCTAGCCCTGCTTATTCATTCTCTCAGTTAGTTGGTGCTACTGGAACGATAGCTCCGCTTGGGGTTATCAACCTCGGTCAAGAATTAGTTTACATTGGAGCTGATAACATATACGTAGTTGATACGATTCACAACAGGCCAATCGGAGATAGAATAAGACCTCAATTCTTCTCTGACATTAACCCTCAGTATCAAAGTCAAATCTATGGCTATTATGTTGACGAGTTCGAGGAGTGCAGGTGGGGAGTACCTACGGGTCCGGACTCATATAACAATCAAGAGTGGTGCTGGAATGTAAGAGACAACACATGGACTAAGAGACCAAGAGAATCTAAGTGCATCGGGTTCTCGTCTAGAGGCTCAGACTTGACATGGGATACTGCTCCAGGAATGTGGGAGGATTACTCTGAGATTCCGTGGAACTCAAGAGTGGTTCTTCAGAATTATCCTACGACTCTAATCGGACGCAGTGACGGTCAGGTTTATGAAGAAGATGACCTGCTTAAAACTGATGTAGGCTCAACGATAGAATCTATCTACGATTTCGGAGATATTGTTGCTGATCCGAGTTTGAATACTCTGCTATCGCGTGTCGAAATAAGGTATAAGGATACAGGATCAAGCACCAATATTCTAGTGGGATTCTCCACTGATGGCGGAAACAATTGGGAGGAGGTGACTGTTCCCTTAAACTCAGTTGGGGAGCCGGGGAAAATTCTTAGAACGTATGCTGACAAGATCATATCAGCTGAATCAATTGGAGTTAGAATTAGACACAACGAGAGTAAGGATTTTAGGATTGTAGGTGTAAGGGGCTGGATTTCCAGAATGGGGCATAACCTTGCAACTTCCTAAGCTTTCAATTCTACCAAGGCCCGAAGGTGAGGAAGTTAGCGCTGACTATCTTGAATCGCTTGCTAAGGCGATTAGCGATAGTCTGAATCAGGTTTATCTAGCGATAAATGGGCAACTTTCGCTTGGAGATGCTGAATCTCCTGATAACATTTTCGTCTGTCCTAGAACATTTACGACACCTGCCACTCCAGGAGATCCAGTTGAAGTTGATCACAATCTTCCAGAGATTCCTCATGGAAGATTGATCGTAAGTCAAGATAAGCCGGCCCACATTTACGAGGACAAGTCAACATGGACAAAATCGAAGGTGTACTTCAAGAGCGACGTAGCAACGGTAACGGCGACAGTGCTGATATTCTAATTCACCCTCTAGTACTAACAATGGAGAAGATTGAAACTCTTTGGTCCAAGGTTCAGAATATACCTTACATCTTCGATGATTTTACCAGGGGAAGGAAAGATTTATTCGTCGAGCTTTTTCTGAAGCGTGATACAGTCGCTTACGAGATTGGTGAGCATGGGCTTTTATACTTCACTGAGGTAAATCCGCCGATCAACGCTTGCGTTCACATAGTGTTTTGGGATCGAAAGTTCAAGGATCGTGTGGAGCCAGTCAGGAATATAATCAAGACTCTCATAACCGATTACGACATTCACCGAGTATCAGCACTTATACCAACATTTAATCGAGCCGCTATCTTATTCGGTAAGAGGGTTGGATTTAAGGTGGAAGGTGTTCTCCGGGAGGTCACATTCTCTCTCGGAAAATGGCATGATGCTGCAATACTTGGAGCTTTGAGGAGAGATTTAGATGGGGAGTATAGTCAGCGGCTTGTTCGGAACGAAGTCCAAGGGACCTGAGTTTGTCTCTAACCCTTACACATCAGAGACGGCGAAATCTCTAGGAAGCTTTTTCACATCGGCTGCCGCGAATCAGTTTGCGAAAGCGCCTTACACGGGCCAGCTCTCGGCGGATTATCCTTACACTGATCTAGCAAAGAATTTGTTTCAGGGGGCAGTTGGGGGCTATAATCCTCAGCTTCTTCAGGATATTTATGGAAGGTACGCTGATATAGCTCAGACAGGCTTTAGTCCTCAATATCAAGCCTATCTCGATGCGACATCTAAAGCTGCATCTAATTTATGGCGGCAGAACGTAATGCCATCAGTTGCTGAGCGCACAAGAGGCGCTGGAGGGCCAGGCTCTGCCGTTCCTGAGAATATCGCTCAGGCAGGACAAAACTACTTTACCCAGCTCGCTGGTACAATGGCACCTTACGCTCTTAGCGCTGCTCAATCCGAGGCTCAGAATAAGCTAGCCGGATTGAGTGGGATGGCTGGAACTCAGCAGCAGATGTTCCAGCAGCCGATGACTCTTGCTCAGTGGACTCAGTTGATGAATCAAGCGTTTCAATCCGGAGATCAGGCTGCGCTTGATAGGTTGTATCAGGAGTTCCAGCGCCAGCAGTATGGACTTCTCCCTTATGCTACGCAGTTTGCTGGCAGCGGTGCTGGCGGTCAGGTTGCTTATCCGCAATCAGTTCAGCAAGGCCAGAGAGCTGGAGGCCTTACCGATCTTGGCTTGGTACTCTCTGGGCTATATCCTGGTGGAATTAAAAGCTTATTAGGTAATGCGTGGAGTGGCGTGAAGAGCCTCGGCAGCTCGCTCTTTGGCTCAGGGTTAGCCGCTGGCGGCTCGGCTGGGATGATGGACGTAGACCCTGAGGCGCTAATGGCTTTCTTGGTGCCCTAGAGAGGTTTAACATGCCTTATGATCCGGTTGAGCAGTTGATCTTCCAGAATCTCCAAGGAGGACAAACTGGTGAATCTTCCCTCGGAAATCTCCAAGGAGGCCAAGCTGGAGAAACTTTCCTCGGAAATCTAACCCAATTCGCTAGAGACTACACAAGAGCTAGGCTAGGGATGCCGCAAGTTGATCCTCAGCAGCTAGCTTTGAGACGCCTTCAGATTCTAGAGTCTCTGCGACAGATGAGAGAACAGGCTAGAGTTAGGGCTCCATTCGTTGGAAGAGAGCATGAAATCTTCCAGCCTGAGATTTACTCTCGTGAAGTTCCTACTGGAGAAACCACTCCATTCGGTGAGCCTTATGCTGAGATGTTTAGAGGCCAAAAATACACACCTCAGCAAATCATGGCCGCCAGGTTGCTATACGGAGTGAATCTCCAAGGCACGCCACCTGAGGAAGAATCCAAGTTCGTTATGGGAGTGAGGGAGCGTGCTGAGTCAAGGAAGCTTAGAGAGGAGACGGCCGAGCAGACTGCTGCATATAGGGAGCAAAGAGAGAGCCGACTTGAGGAGGGTCAGCAGGCTCGGCTGGATTACATAAAAGAGCAGACGAGACTTAAAAAAGATGCCGCTCAAAGAGCAGTCATGGACTGGGGCACTAAGCACGAGTATCCAGTAGATGTAGTCAGCAAGGCCATGAAATCTGCTATAGATGAGGAGGGAAACTTAGATTTAATAAAAATGTATTCGCTTCTTCCAGAAGGAAAATCTCCCAAGAGAAAGAGACTTGAGCAGGAGTTCTTCCAAAAGATAAAGCTCTTTGAATCAAAGCTCGATCTGTCGAAGCAGCAGCTAGCTGAAGCCCACAAGGAGCACAAGAACAATACTGCTTATCGCTTGGTGCTCCTCGATGTTAAGAGGTATAATGAAACTCTTAACGCATTCAAATCTGATATCTCAAACATTGGAAAAGATCCTCCGCCTCCGCCTGATCTAGTTGCCCTGTATCTCTACTACCTGGATCTCTTGGCCAGACCGTCGGAAAGGTCAGGTATGCAGAGACAAGTTCCTGCGACTCCCAGGCAACCAGATGTTGTGGATAAGATTCTTGGAGTAGCAAAGTGAAATCCTGGGCTGAGATTTCTACTGATCCAGATTTCATAAACGCTTCTCCTGAGGTTCAGAGCGAGGTGAGAAGGCGCTTTCTTGAAAATGCCTTCTCTGCTAATCCGCAGCTCGCCAAGGAGGACAAAGAAGACATCACAAGTGAAGTCATGGGACCTCCTTCATCCGCAGAGCTTCCATCCGGAACACACACTGGATTTCTTGGTCAGACCGTCGGGAAAGCAGGGAGATTAGCTCTGGAAGTCACAGATTTTCCATTTATTCCTCTGCACTGGGCAACCGAAAAAGCCAAGCTTGGTGTTGAGTATCTTGCTCCGGCGACTAAGCGCCCTTTTGCATATCACAAAGCGTCAGAAGAAAGAATAAAAACGCTTCTAAAAAGGGAAAGACCTGAAGCAACCGAAGAACAAATAGCTGCATTTCGCCAATTTGGAGGCCTACCACAAACTGATCCTAGACTTTACTACGAGAGAAAGGAGGCCGGAACACTCTCTGATTGGATCGTTGGGGGTGCCGAAATCGCTGCGACTGGCGGCTACGTTAAGTATGGCCTTGGCACTTTTGCTAGGCTTGGATCCGCTGTTGCGGCTCGATATATTAGAAATGGCTTGGAGGCTCTCAAAATCCTGGAGAAGTGGACTGAGAAAAAGGTTCTTCTCGAACGGGCTGGCAGATTTCTTCACAGTGGAGTAAAGGGGGCTGAGGCTAAAGGTTCAGTTGTCTATGGAGAGTGGATGGACAAAGTCCCTGAAGCGGCAGATCGAGTTAGATTATTCGATCTTGTTGAGCAGGGATTTGAGAAAATTGCCGAGTTCGCTAAGCGAGGCGATCCTATTGCTGAGCACTGGTATCAGACAAATTGGAATTCGCTGAAACCTAATCAGCAGGAGGCTCTTACATGGTATATTGGTAGAGATCAGGAGAGGAAAATGCTAGCGAAACAATTTGGGATTCTCAGAAGTCCCCTTGAGAGTTATGTTCCTCACATCAAAGAGGAGATCGAAGCGGCAAAATCTGGCGTGCTTTTTCAACTTCACCGTCACCACAAGTTGTCGGTGGCAGAATTAGAAGCTCTTGGGAAAAATCCGTTTTCTCACGATATAGCAGCGGTTGATGCTCTTCACGAAGTAGCGTTTCAGCGCACTCTTGTCAAGAAGCAATTTTCTGATATGACTCGCTTGCTAAGAGCTACTGATGGAAGGCCGGCTATAGTGACAAAGCGGGAGTTTGAGCGAGAAGCTGCGATGGCGGCTCAAGCTGGAACCGCTCATAAGTACACTGATTACATCAAAGCTAATCCCAAGTACACGAGAATCCAAGATCAGCTTGGAATTATCGAGGCTGCCCCCGTAGAATCGGTAACTCCAGCATTAGAATCCGGCTTGAGATTCAGGCCGACTGATATTTACATGCATCCTGAGTTCGAGAAGCAGTTTAGGCGGCTTCTTCCCCCAATTCCTGGAGAAACCCCATCGCTAGAAACGCTCAAGAATCTCATTCACGGCTCTCGTCGGCTTATTATGATGAATCCGCTTGTTCACGGTGTGAACATTTCTAGCACGGTGGCCGCTGCAGCTCCTTGGGGCAACGCGGCGAAAGTCGTAGGTTTCTTCACTGAGGGTGCTTCATTAAAAAAGGCTGCACTCAGAGGCGATACTGACGCTGCCGGTCTCCTGCTTGAGGCAGTTCATAATGGCGCTAATATCCCCGCGATCTCAAGCGAGTGGAGACGATTATCTCACGATCTTATGGGAAGGCTCCCGACTGATAAGCCAGGCGTAATTGGAGGTCTAGTTGAAAAGCTGCCAGGAGGAAAGAAAGTAACTGGCTTCTTTTCCAACCTTGCCGAAGAGAGTGATCGCTTTCTCTGGGACTCTATCGTATCAAATCCCATGCTATCAATGTATAAGCACGTGAGAGATAAATGGGCTCCTCTCATTGGTGAGAGTGAGGCTGGAAGAGTAGCTGCGGAGTTCGTAAATACTAACCAAGGGACGCTGGCGATTGAATCATTCTCTCCTGTCATGCAAAAAGCAGGCCAATGGTTTATGTTCTCCCGATCTTGGACTATGAGTAACTATCGGTCATTCTTTCAAGCTCTTGGCATTCCCGTAGCAGCTAAGCATCTTACTCCAGCCGGTCAGGCAGCCCTAGCTCAAGAATGGATGGAAGTCTGGGCCAGATCAATGGCTTATTATATGATAGGTACTGAACTTGCAAATAGAGCGATAGCTGGCCATTCCGCTGGCGATAATCCTCCTGGGCATGAGCTCGACATTGATACGGGAAGATATGATAAGCAGGGCCGTCGAATTTATGCTGCCGGCTCAGCATTCTTATATGTGAGGCAGCAGGCTAGGCTTATGGGTCACGTGGCTAAGCAGGACATTGCTGGAGTTTCTGCCGATTTATATGGCAAGCTCGGTGTCTGGAAAGCTGCATTTGTCGAGGTCCCTGCTAATAAGGAGATATTCTCTGGCAGACCAGTTTACTTGCCAGGTGATCCGACCTTGCTGAAGATCAATAAGATGCTCACTCATGCAGTGGCTGGAGCAACTCCGTTTGGGCAGACGCTAAGAGAGACTAGCAAGCCCGGAGCGGAATCTGGAGAAACCGTGAGGGAGCTAATCACCGATCCGCTCACATGGACCAGAATCCTCACTTACTGGCCCTCCCACGGGCTAACTTACCACACCGAGGTTTTCACTCGACTGAAGCGTGCCGACAAATTCTTAGTGATGAATAACATGTCTCCGGAGGCACGATCTGGGCTGATTCGAGGAATCGCGTTTGGTAGGATAGAAGGTGTTGCGGCTACGGAGTTGAAGGACCTCAAGGATCGCATAGCTTCAATAAGGGAGATTGCTAGAGATAAGGCTCTTCACGAGGTAATTCGCGGCAACCCTCAGGAAGCCGCTCGCATCCTAACCAGAGCTGGCTGGACAGTTGAAGGTGCAAAGACATTCATCCAGACAAGAGGCAGGAAAGTCGGCCGACTGATGGGTGAACCCGCAGAGGGACCGACCCCTTCCCAAGCGCGTGGCGAAAATCCCCTAGCCGAGTTCACCGGGAAGCGCACCAAGGAGGGCCGCCCCATCTTTCGCAACAAGGACGGTTCCTTCTCCACGGAACGAACCGTGACGGTGGAGATTAACGGTAGGTGGATAAATGTGCCGACGATCTTTGGTGGACGAGAGTTGCCGGCAGAACAAGCGATTGAGAGGCTCAGACAACTTGGCTTTGTAGACCCAGAAACAGGAAACGCGCTGCCGACCTTCTCGAGCAAGTCGGAAGCCATCGAGGCAGCCAAGGCTCGGTCGAAGTCGTTGGGAGAAGAGTTGCGCCGCCTCGGTCTTACCGAGGGTGACTAGCTTGTCTGTTCACGGGTTGAACAATGCCACTTCCAAGTGTCCAAGATGAACTTGCTGCTCAGATGCTGGCTGCCAGGTTAAACTACCCTGAGCCAACTATTGGAGCTTATACTGGCAAGTATCCACCCTACGGTGAATGGCCACTTGAGGAGTCGCTTCAAGAGGCGTATAATCCGCTTGAGGACATCGCCTCTATGGTGCCGTGGAGACGGCTGGCTTCGAGCTTATTCCCACTCGCTCTTGCGAGCTTTATGCCTCAAAGCCCACTGGCTGCCTATATGCTAGGGAGAACCAAGAAAGAATTAGCTCCAGCAGCGTGGAGAGCTGCGGAGCGAATTGGTGCAAGGAAAGGTGCTATAGCTCCTGAGCATGTACCTCTAAAAGATGTTCCGGTTTACGCGCTCAATCCTTTCAGGAAATCAAGTCCGCTACTTGTTCAAGCTGATCTCTCAAAGGCAGGCCAAGCTAACCTTGATCCAAACGATCCTTGGATGTGGTTCAAAGCTGGACCAGGTATACTTGAAGGACAAGCTCAAGGAATTGCTACTCATGAGGTTACTCACTTTATACCACCTCAGCTAAAGCGAAGCACTGTGGAGCAGCTCAGAAAAAGTTTCCTGAGGAGGAAAGATACTATAAGATCTCAGATGCTTGAGACTGGAAATTACACCGAAGATCGCGTAGACAAGATTCTAAATTATCTATCTTATCATCCAGATCCTTATATTGCCGTTCAAGAAATCCTCGCCCATGCTCTTCAGGGCGCATGGACTCCGACTGGACCAGAGCGACATCTTCTCTCTAAGTACGGAAGGGAAATGGCTGCTCAGCGATTTCCTAGGATTCCGGAAATAAATGAGGCCGCCACGGCTCAGGTAAGAGAATCAGCCAATCGGACTCTTGATAAAATATCAAAGATGCCAACTTCTCCTGCTGATCAATCTGAGCTAGGGAACCTTGAGCTGTATATTGCTAACAAAACAGCAGAATATAAGCAGGCGATAAAATGAGATTCTTCTTTCATTCACTAGAAGGCGACGCTATCAGCCTCGCCCGTGCAGTTCAGCGAGAAGGCCATGAGGCCATCGTCTACATCCGCAGCGAAAAGCACAAGCACATGGGAGATGGCCTGGTTGAGAAGGCCGACTCAATCGAGTATGCAGATTCATTCGGCGCTAATGTCATTATATTCGATCATGTGCATCACGGAGATTTAGCCGACTCACTTCGCTCTAGTATCCCCGTGTTTGGCGCGTCTTCGTTTGCTGACAAGATCGAGCTTGATCGAATCTACGGTCTGGAGGTAGCGGCCAGATGTGGTCTTCGACTTCCTGAGACCGCTATCTTCACCAAAGACGCATCTACACGGCAGCGGATGCTTGAGCTTGATGATATTGTAGCATGTGGTGAGGACTTTAGTGACGCGCGACAATTCATTGAAGAGCATGGCGGAAGTTGGGTCTTTAAGCCCTGTGGGAATAAGGGCACAGCCACGACCTACATCAGCGATGATCCTTTGGACATGATCTATATGCTCGATCGCTTCGAGAATATGCTTGGGGACGGAGGGTCCTTCGTACTTCAACGCAAGCTTTCTGGTGGACATGAGATTTCCTCCGAGATATGGTTTGCTGGAGATCACATACTTGAAGGTTCATTCAACGTGACCGTCGAAGACAAAAAACTTCTTCATAGCGATCTCGGCCCTAACTGCGGCTGTGCCGGGAACATTGTCTTTGCGAATCACGATCTCTACTGGCCCATCTTCAAAAAATACATTTTTGACAAACTCGAAGAATTGCTCCGAAGTAATAGCTTCTTCGGCCCCCTTGACGTAAATGCTATTTGGCTCCATGATGGACCTCGCTTCCTTGAGTTTACACCGCGCTTCGGCTACGATGCAATTCAAACTTATATTCAACTATTTCTCTCCCCTGTCTCAGAGGCGCTCTACAATGCTGCTACTGGAAAAAATCAGCGAATATACGTCGAGCAGCACGCATTCACCGCCGGCGTCCGAGTCTCGATTCCTCCATATCCTCACTCCGATAAGGGCGCGCCTAAAGGTCTGCTGATAAAAGGTCTCGATCCTAGCGACCCAACACTCCACCCCTCCGACGCGATGCTAGATGAGAAAGGCCGCTTGGTAACTGCTGGAGCAGATGGCAACATTTACACCGCAACAGCAGTAGATGGAACATGGCAAGGTGCAATTAGCAAGTGCTACGACAAAATCAGCCGCATCAATCTTGGAGATGCTCAGTATAGAAAGGACATCGGTCTCAGGACTGATGGCGTTCTTTCTTTCTTACATCAGCTCTCATCCGATCCCTCGAATCTCGTAGATCAAGGGACTCTCCAGTCCGCGGGTCCTTCAACTGTCCAGAATCAAGAATAAGCAGAAATAGATCCCTAGTTAAAGCCACGTCATGTATGCAATAGTCAATAACTTCGCAGTACTTCCCATTCTTCCACGCAATCGGGGCTAGCTGTCCTGACATCCGCTTCTTCTGCCCAAGATTAACCTGCGCAACCAAATCAAGTTTGAATCCTCCAGCGTACCTCCGCTCTGGCGTCTCTACTTCAGCAGCCTTCCAAATCTCTTGGAGCACGTCGAATTGCGGCGTGCTGACTAGCGGAGGAAACGATCTTATCTCGATGTGCTTAGGCACCTTCAGCACAACTCTCCAATCAAACTCAATGTGATTGAAGCCGACGACTAAGTCGGACTCAGTGAGATACTCGACGAGCCGGCTCTCATCTCCATCACCGAAAACTCTGAATGAGTTGCTCACATTGTCATATACGGCGGCGCAGCTTATGCCCATCTTATCCGTCGCGTCCCAGCCACCTGATTCCTCAACCGTGCGGAGAATCTCGACGTCGAACACTCTGAAGATCATAGACTCCTCTCCTCTCACAAAGCGTATACCTTCCCGCATCCTCTGCAAACCGCGTAGGTAAGTCCAAACTCGCGCGGCTCAGCCAGTCCGCACCTTGGGCATGTTTTTGTTTTTTCCTTCCTGGCGTTTTTAGCCTGGAACAATGATTCCTTGCTCTGCTCTGACTTCGTAGGAGATGCATTGTCCGACATGCCTTCTCTCTCCTCTCGACACGGTGAATATAGCTTTTTGAAGCCGATTCACTAGATAATCTCGATTCGACTGAGGCCCCGACAGCACTGACAATCCGTCCGGGTGAGACACCACAACTGCTACTATAATTCCTTGCTTATTGTCAACGTACTTCCTGATAGCACCAGATAACCACTCGTTCATTCTGTTTCTGGCTTCTTCTGGATTTGGTGAAATCGCTGGCATCTCAACCTCCTACGGATTAGGTTGCTTCTTTGCTACATACACAACTGGCCTGAAGCCCTTTGCAATCTCGACTCTATCCTCATCAATAAGTGTCTGAATTACAATTTTAAGGTCTTGGCTTGTTAGCTTCCAGGATACCGATCTGAGTAAGTCCGAGTGCTTGACACCCTGAGGGTTCTTCTCTATAAGCCTAAACACATGCTCCTTATGCTTGGCTAATTCAGATGCACCAAGAGACGCGATCGCATTCGGGATTCCCTTGAGAATCGCCACACATCTGTCTATAGCATTTCTCATGTGATGCTCCTCCACTATTAAGTTGTCGGATTCAGCGAGTGAATTTATCATTGCGACCTTCATCGCGTGGTCATGCATTCGCTCGAAGTATGGCTTCGCTCTTTGATCGCCAAAGGGAATCTTCATTTTTGGTATCTCGACTTCGTACCAGTTCTGAAATAAGTCGTATGTGGCTTTAGACGGCTTCATTTCTCCGTGGAGATTGCCGATATGCTGAAGATCGTTTAGTAAATCGGCTTCCAGCAAAATCTCTTCCGGCGTCAACATAGGCCATGCGATTGCTTTCTTTCTCCTATCAGCGGTAATAAAAAGTATCCGACCCGTAAATCCGCCACCTACCATCTCAGGCGGTAGCTTTTCGAGCCAGTCAGGTGCTGTAGAACCTAAAAAGCTTATAACGACATTAAAAATCTTTTGCGGACTTTTTCCGGTCGGGCCTCTGCTTCTCGTAGTGTGCTGATGTTCCTTTTTACCCTCATATACATCAGTGAGGAATATCGCAGCTCTTCTCGTAGTAGTATCATCTCCGCCGAACATCATGGGCATTTCTGGTGCCCATATGAGAGCCGTGGACTCCTCAAAATTAGTCCCATCCGGTCGCCTTGATATTCGACCTATGTTGTCTATAATACCCTCGGCTGTGATTCTATCAGCAAAAACCCTACATGCCGGAAGCTTTCTGAAGAACGTATTTACTCCGATTTTCTGAGCGACGCTTCTCCTGAGAAATGCCGAATCTGATACCAGCACCACGTACAAGTTCGGGAATAAAATATATCTCCCTCTATCCATCCACACGTTAGCTCTTGTGGATGCCCCTAAAATCGTCGCCGCTGTCCAAAAATGAAACTCTTCAGGAGATTCGTGATTCTCTGTATAATCTAGATAGCTTTGAAGCCAGTTCTTCAGCTTTCTCATCGTTTGGCCTAAAGGGGTGAAGCCAGGCTTCGTGACCGCATATCTTCAAGATTTTCTCCCTAATGGCAGCACCTTCCTGAGAATCCTGCGGAGCATCTCCCCATGAAGCGCCGATTGAATGCTCAGCCGGAATCACGAAAGGTCCCCCCTTTAGACCGATTATCGGGCGATTTGCAGCAGCATCTGCGATTCTTGCTAATGCGGGAATGCTCTCCGGAATCGCCTGATAAACGCACTGATCGTGAACTTGCAATTTTATTTTCAGTTGAGACTCTCTTACTGCGTGGTACTGATCTAGCAAATATTGTTCGTCCAAGCCAATGCACTCCAGATAACCTTCGTAGGTCAACTTCGATTCCAGTGCGCACACGTTCGAGTAGAAAAGTGCTTGTATTATCTGATTTGTGTGATAGCATATTCCCTCCTGTGGCCCGTGAGCGTACGCGGCTCTGAAAAGCTCATCTCCCCACCGCTCCAGAAAAATTCTCTTAGAGCCATCTGGATTAGTCAACGTTCGATCCTTAGCCAACTGCTTTTTTACATCTTCCCACCACACTTGTCTAATCTCAGGAAATGTCCTATGGAAAATCTCAGTCAGAACTCTCGCAATGTTCACGGGTTGGTGAACAATAAGGGCGAACTTCTCCAGACCTAAGCCATAATTCTGGCCAAGGTTGGTTCGCTTAGCAGTGAAGTATAGCGCTCCTGGACTATCATCCTTCGGCACCTCGTGATACTCAAGGTGCTTTCCAGTAAATGCCTCGGATATGATGCTGGCGAAATAAGTATGAACCTTCATCCCTTTCTTATAGAGCTCGACCTTCTTAGATACTGGAGCGGCGTATGCCACCCACCGATCTTCAGCCTGAGATAGATCAAAAGATCCGAACAAGAATGCAGGATCATCTGGAATATACATGTAGCGAGTTGACCGCGGCGGAGTCTGTAAATTAAGCCCACCGCCAAGTACCAGCGACTTGCTGCTCTTGAATCTCAGCGACTCCGTATATCCGTAGTGGCAATGCACTTTTCCATCGGAACTCTTCTTAAGGTCAATGTAAGAGCTCAGCAAAACCTTCTTTCCCCTCAGTGTCAAGATCAAATCTAGCAGCGCTGGTCTGTGCTTGATTAGGAGCTTCTGAAGTGCGTCCTCGTTCAAACTTGGCTTCCTCGTCTTTCTATTATACGGAATTGACAAGCCAAGATCCCTCTCGATAAAATCTTTCATTTGCTTGGGAGATCTTACATTGATACTTCTACCAACTTTCGATTCAAACTCTTTTTCTAGGCGTTCTATCTCCTCTTTAGTTTCAATCTTATACATGTCTTGAAGTTTGCTGTTGATGTTGATTCCATCCAACTCCATTCTAACCTTAATCTGAAACATATTAGTCATGTGCCGATTGTAAAAAGTGTGGACGCCCAACTCGCTCATCTCGTCGTGCAGCTTGAGAAACGACTGACCAGTGACTACTACGTCGGTCGCGTTGTATCGCCAGAATGCATCTTCAGCAACTCCCTTAGACCAAGTTTTCCCCTCATCTTTATAGTACGGCTGTTTCGTGTAAACTGAGCAGAGAAAAGCCAGAGCGTGAGGAAGCTCAGGCCAGACGCAAGTGTGCATCTCCATTGTATCCCATCTGCAACTTCTCAGCTCTACTCCGTACAGCCTGAGATTAGCCCAGTCGTACGCCAAATTATGGCCTATCTTCTCCTTGCTAGACTCGGCAATTTCCGCGATTCTCTTGAATATCCACGCTTCTTGCTCACTATTCCAATACTTCGACCCATCGGAGCACGAAAATGGAATGGAGATTGCCCAGTCGCTGCAATCTCCAAGACCGCAGCATAAGATATTTCCGAGACCCTCTATGTCCACGACGATTCGATCTGACTTCTCTAGACGATCAAATGCTTTCTCTACCGTTTCGATGCTTGGTCTTATATCAAGATGCCACTCAGAAACTCGAATCTCTGAGCTTCTTGACTCCTCGTTCACTCGCTGCAGATCCCAAGTCATCGGCTCTCTCATAATGTATCCGCCTCCCTCATATAGCAGAAAGGCGGGGTCGAATGTTGGAATGACTTTTCTTCCTGGGCAGAGCGTGGATTCAATGATAGAGCCTCTCCATTTATCTATGCCATACCTTCCTGCTATGGCAAGGAGAGCGTGCTTGCCTAGCGGTACAACAACATTGGGATTTACCTCCTCAATTCTGGCCCTCAAGTCCGAGTACCAAAGCCTCAGTTCATCTTCGGTCGGCTCTTTCTTCACTGAAGTCTGCATCACGTTATCGAAGAAGCAGTCCTTGATATTCACGCCCGCTCGGCTTAGAAGCTTCATTAACTCAGCACCACCTGGCCCAGCGAATGGCCTTCCAGCTCTCTCCTCGTGAGGACCAGGAGCAGTTGATACTAGCATAATCTTGGCGTTCTTATTCCCGATCCCCTTTACCAGCATCACCAGCCTCCAGTGCAATGAGAGCTTTCGCCTTCTCAAGCATATCCTCATCAGATTCGACACATATCACTCTCCGCTTCAATAGCATCGCGGCTCTCGCCACTACGCAACTGCCCGCGAACACATCTAGCACAAGGTCTCCCTCGCTTGATGATTGCTCGATCAGAAACTTTATCAGGTCAGTCGGTCGCTCTACAGGATGAATCCTCTGGTGCGGAGTTGCGTACTCCAGCACATCACTTGCCGGCTTAGCTAGCACTCTTCCGGCTTTCCCTTTATGTGCGAAAATGATGCACTCGTATCTTGAGGCGTACTTCCACTCATACGAGGTTGGCGCAGCGTGATCCTTGACCCAGACAAGCGGTTTCGGTCTCACGCACATTCCAACCTTCGTAAGCATCTCCGCGTAAGGATGGAACGAGTCGGCAGCGCAGAAAAGGTAAAGGTGAGCGCCGGGCTTGAGAATCCTGGCGAAGTGAGGGATGGCGAACTCTACCGCTGGCACTACAACTGGACCAGCCCAAACGCCGAACATCTCTCTTTTCGATGTGCCATCTTCGTACGTAACTGATTTTCCAGTTTCTCCTACATTCGACCTCGCCCAATCCATAAGATCTATGTCAATACCGAATGGCGGATCAGTCACAATTAAGTCGACTGACTCATCCGCAACGGTAGGGAGAAAGTCCTCACACCGTTCGTTCAACAATTGAACGGATGAAGTTGTCGCATCGCTGCTGCTCCTTTTCGCAATTTCTTTCAAGATGAGCATCTCGATAATCTTCTTTCCCCTCGTTTTTGCTAGCTGTTTACTCGGCAACTCGCCAATCGAAGGAACTGCCTTTATTAGTTTCGCAAGTTGAATGTCCTCAGAAACCGTGCCTATAGACTCGCCAAGTGCTGCGGCGGTCTTTTTGATATTCCAGCCATCTGGATCAGCGGACCTCCCAGGGCCTGACTGACCGTAAATCTTCAGCTTAAGCTCATGGAGGCGCTCCTTGGCTAAGACCTTCTCCTTCCAGGAGAGGTCTAGGCGAGCGATATTCTCCTCAAGTTCGAGTTCTTCCCTCTCGAACTCATTTAGATCGGCCTTAGTTTTGCACTCGATTGTGATCCAGCCGAGAGCTTTCGCTGAGGCTAAGCGGCGAAGTCCGGAGATCAGCACCTTATTCTCGTCAACGACAATCGGATGAATGAGCCCATACTTTCTCATGGACTCCTTAAGATTTTCGAAGTTACCAATTTCCTTTCTCTGCCGATCTGCCGAAACGACTATCTCAGAAATCTCCAGCTTCATCACTCCCTCCTCTCTACGGTTTGATACGCAGGGTCAGGGCGGGCAGATCGAAACCGCGAACCTTCACCCTGAAGAAGTGCCCGCGATCAGCTTTCTTGGGAAAATCTGCCCTACAGCTCGTGGCCGTCGGCGCAGTGAAGCATTCCGAGAAGCCTCCTAGCTCGAAGGGCTGCCGTTCGAGGAGGAGACAATCTGCCCGACCCTGCGCTGCTGGTGCCGGCGCTAGGCGCACGGCTCAGCCACCACCCGACTCGGCCGCGTCGAGTGGCTTCTCTCGTTTGGCTTGCTCTAACTCGTCAATCGAGTCGAGAATGATGTCGCAGAACATGCATCCTGGCACCGGCTCTCGGTGATCCTCGTGATTTCCTACTTGCTCATCCATTTCGACACCGCCTTCAGCACGCATTCCATTCCGCACACAATCCTGCCGCTTATGAGCGGATTGACTTCGTATTTCTTCAGGATCAGGCAACTTGAGTCGTCCAGAAGAGACCACCAGTTTTCTATTGATCCATTGCTCTGGGACTTGCACTCGTCGCACTCTAATCTGGTTACGACTCCCATCTTCTCTCCTCCTATACAAAGTGTTCCTGTAATCTAGCCCACACCGCCATATCAGCGGTACCCACTCAGGTCCAGGATCATTGCGACTCCACATGAAGATAATATCACTCATAAGTGCATGGCTGCCGACCTTTAGTGCCGACAGCCACTCCGCCTAGGTTCAACGCGTTCGCCTGGCGTCCTGGCGGAAAATCTTGTCGAATATCCAGGATGCGAAGTCAAACAGGATGGTGATTAGAAGCCCTACAGTAGCCAGAATCCAAATTGTGCTGACGAAGATAAAGATCAAGTCACTCCAGTGTGGCATTGGTGACTCCCTTGCTTGGCTCGGCATTGAACAATCCAACGTAGGGCCAGGCGGAGCAGGGCCAGGTATATCTCGTCCTTGTCCCGCTCAGCCTGCGGAAGCTCCGCGTATGGCACCATGTCCGGATGGGTCTTGGCGCTGGCGTCCCGAACCGGCCCGTAGCGCCAGCCCATAGCCTCGTAAGCCCGCACCCAAGAATCGTGAGCTTCCTCCGGGCTCGGCAAGTCGCGGCCATCTTTCAGCCTCTGGGCCATCTCCCGCGTGTGGGCGACCATCTGCGCCCGGAATGCCTCGTCCCGATGCTCCCACGGCTCCGGAACGATTGGCCGTCCGCTGGCAATGGCTTCCAGGCGAGCGCACTCGTACATCCAGGTCGTCGCTGCTACGATTTTGTCTATCTTGTCCTGATCCATCCTTTTAGTTTCCTTTGCTCTCTCTGAGGAAAGCTTCCGTGATTCCGTAATCCTCCAGTGCCAATCTCACCAGGTGTTGGTACACAAACTGAGTCGCTTCAGGACCAAAAATAATCTGAGTAACAGCAAATACCAAGGCGTCCAACTGTTCACTGACCTTTTCTTTCATGTGTGGCTCCCTTTTTACATAAGGGCGGAAAAGCGGCTGGCCGTGGCTCAAGGCATCCCCAGCACCGACCGCGATGCCAGTGTCGGTCTCCTGCAAGGGTTTCGTCAGCCCGTGCCAGCCGCCTCCGTGCGTGTGGCGTCTCCTGCCTGAATGTGACCACAACACCACACGCCCGCTTGAGTTGCTACTTCACTGCTATCACACACAGCGCAATTGCTATAATTATCAGAACAAGAAGATGAAGCGAAGCGTACAGATTGAAGTACCATTCACCTCCCAACGCCTCGACTATCCCAAGATGGCCCATGACAACATCCTTCCTCACGCCCCAAGAGTTGGTCGTGTCGTCGTAGGCTTCAATGGCTGCAACCTCTGCCCGAAGGTCAGGACCGACAGGTAGAGATCACCTGTCCATAGAATACGTAGGCGCTCCCCCCAAGACAATTTCCATCGGGTTACAATCCCGTCTTCTATTGGGAGGGCGGGAAGTGGAAGATATTGGGGTTGATTCCTAGCGTAAACAATTTCTTCGTGTTCTCGCCCGGGAACCACTGGTGAAGTAGGGATCATCACTCACCTCTTCCTTTCGGATGGCCGGTTGCACCACACGCCCGCTTACCAATCCCTCTGATCTTCCAAAAACTCTGTCCCCTCAGTACAGTCAAGATCATCATCTGATGAGCCTAATGCAAACCTCGCCCAATTCGCTAGATTGTTCAGTTGATGCCTGAGCGTGCGCCCATCGAATCCCTTCCAGTCAGCACGCCATCCTGCGCCGATGGCGGTCATTTCCCTTAAAACAACATCTAACACTTTCTGAGCATCCATGTTAGCTCTCCAAATGTATTGCCCGCCCTGCCGGATTCTCGCCGGAATTTCCCCAGGGATGGTCGCTAATTACTGCGCCTCGACCAAGGCGAGGGCCGAGCTAGCATCGTCCCCCAGGGCGGGCGATCTAGTTAGAATGTGATGTCATCGCTTCTTGTCGGCGGAACTGCCCCTTTCGGAAGATACCGAGCCACTCGAGACTGATACACTCCCGTAGGAATTGAGTAGCTTCCGTCAGGACCCTTCGCCAATCTCTCCTCGGTTTTCACACGGACGGGAGCTCTCGCTCCGAGGAGATCGTTAGTGTCGAATCCATCGCTGTCATACTGCGCTCCAGTTGCTAGAAACGCAGATTTCGTTCTCCAGCACTTCTTGTGCTCCTGGGCGAGCATCTCCTTCCGCTTCTGTTCCATCGAAGCTGGAAGAGCCAAAGCAGCATCGATCACCTTCGGATCGGGAAGCGGAAGAATCTCAAACAGGGTGTACCCTTCGTGCAGAGGATCGTCCACCACCTTCAACTGGCAATTGAGATATGGTCCCTTCACTCCGACTCTCTCCTCAACTGAGGCGAACTCGACGGTGTAAACTTGATCTTCTGGAAGGGGCTCCCTTCCTTCCGGAATGTCGTCCATGATGATACGAACTCTTCCCATCTTTACTCCCCTTTCTGCCTGCACTCATCGCAGAGCATCTCTTCGTTCAGTTCCTCGTACTTGAATAGCCTTCCGCAGCCTTCGCAGTAGAGCCCTTCCTCCTCTTTATCCTCTTCCTCAGCCATCGCAGTCATCTTAATCACCTCCTCTCATTTTGAGGTTTTGGCGTAGTACTCCATTCTGTAGTCCTTGTCGAAGATCACCCTGAAATCAGCAGGCTCGAACTCGTTCAAGAAGCGCGAAGTGCGAGCCTGAGCTAGCACTGAGGACCGAGTCCGAACGCGATACTCGATTCCTCTTGCTCCTACGATGTTGTCGAAAAGATATGCCTCAGTGAAGAACTTGATGATCTTGTTCTTCATGTCCCCTTGAACTGCAGGGACAATCTGACTTAGCATACCCGACTCCTCATTGAACACGAGCTTACTGTGAGCTGTCACAATTACGTAGTTGACCGGCAGTAACTTTATCGCTGTCAGCAACTCCTCCTCGTTCATAAGCACCATGTTCCAGGCGCTCTCCTCAATGGTCCCTTTTTTCGTGATGAAACTCACTAGCCTGTATAGATGCTCCACCGCAGTCGTGAAGCAGTCAACAGCGATGCTCTTTACACCATGCTCCTTGATAAAGCTATCCGCGCTGTCAATCAGCTCACACAGCTTCACGTAGCCTCTCGGCTGCACCTTTGGCGAGCTCATCGTGAAGAACTCGCCTCCACGCTTTGACTTGTACGAGTCCGAGCCAGCAGCCCGCGCGGCGAGGCTATCTTCTACTAGCTCAGATGGGATTTCAGTTACAATTAACCTCTCATCCTCGATATAAGGCCGGAGATTCTCCATCTCCAGCACCTTGCAGTCGAGGTCTAGAATCCAGCATGGAGAACCATCTTGAAGACCAGTGATGGTGCGAATCATGCTGGTCTTGCCATCTCCCGGCCGTCCGTACAAGAAAATGCTCTTCGCCCTCTTCTGAGGGACTTCAGATTGTACCTCCGACTCGGACATCTTCGGTCTCCTTTCTCAAGAAATCTGAGAGCGCATCTGAAAACTTCTTCATCTCCTCGACTGGCATGAAGAAGCCGCACGTCGAGTTGAATCTGATGGATACGAACTCCTTTCCCGAACACTCAAATGTGTAGAAAAGTGGATCACACTTATCTGCTACTGCTCCGGAGAAAATTTGAACGCTCATGTTACCTCCTTTCGATTACAATGATTCTTGGCTGAGTCGCCCTGTACTCCATGTTCATTCTCCACGCTTTGTCCCAGTCAATACGTTCGAGAATCGCGCAGCCAGCGCTCAACATCATGAGAATTGCAATTGCAATCTTCCTCATTCAGCACCTCCCATCTCAATTGCGCCCCTCGCTCCAGCGGTCAGCGCAGCGACTGCCCTCGACGTCAGCTTGTTCAGTGCTTCAAAGATCTCATCGAACCGGCTTTGAATCTTGTAGAAGCCCCCGCCTGTCGCCGCCGCGATTTCTTGCAGCAGCCTCTCTCCACGCTCCCCCGCCTCGACGGCGATGCAATGAACCACAATCTTATCGCTGATTAACCTTGGAATCTCATTCAACGCTCTTCCGTTTGTCTCATCTCCGTCACTGAGAAGCACGGCGTGAGAATTGGGGCTGATGGCTAGCCTGAGGCCATCCTGAATATTCGTCATTCCGCCAGCAGCCAAGTGACTTACATCAGAAAGCAGATACGCCTTGGTCTCGAAGCCGATCATTTGAAAGTTGACTTTGCTCTCGTACCTCTGCTTTATATCGCTGAGTATCCTTCTTACTGCGTCAATCTTTCTCTCTCCCGTATCTTTTACACTCTCGGCCATCGAACCTGAGCAATCGCTGATGAGATTGATCACGCGATTGCCCTTTACTGCACCTTTCCTCGCTTGATTCTTTAGCAACTCGAATGGGTCTTTCTTCACTCCGTTGCCGTTGACCTTCACAATGCTCATTTCTTCGCCTCCTTCTCCAATTCACTCCAAAGCGCCTGCACCCTTACGAAGTGCTCGTGAGCTTCTCGCTCTGTCAATCCGTTCTGGGTCGCGCGATCCGGATGAAGTGCTCCCAGGATAGCGCGATACGCGACCTTCACCACGTAGAATGGCAGCGGTCCAAGAAGTCTGTCGTATACTGACTCCTCGGCCGCTGCGATTGCTCCGATCGTCGTGTTCTCGACGTCGGGATAGTAGCGCTTGACAATCGGTTCGATAATTTCTAGCACAGTGGGATTGAAGAACCAGGCTTTCGCGGCAGGGTCCCAGGCATAGGTGCCTCTCGGCGCGAAGCTCTTGAACTCCTCAATCAACTTCGTGTTGTAGGGTGTCCTAACTCCAATTCTATTCGTCGCCTGGTCGTACCAGATTTCTGACTTCACCTCTAACCACCCCCTTGAGATCTCGAAGGCTAACGCCCTCTGGCTAATGACTTTCAGGACCTCATTGCTGAGTGTTACGTAAAAGACCTTATCCCTATCAAAGATGCGAATGGTTTTTTCGGAGTTGAAACCCTCTGTTAGTGAAGTTTGGAGAAGCCGCTCCAACTCCCTTCTTACAACCGATCTTCTCACCACGGTCTCCTATCCGAACCCATAAGCGTGATTAAAGCCGAGATGACAGCTAGCAGAACAATATCAAGTGCAAGCTCTCTCCAACCGTAGCTGAACACAAGCTCTTGCAGTTTATCTATCATACGCCCCTGGCTCCCACGGCTCAATCCGAAAGCCAAGTTCAATCATCGGCTCTGGATCGGAGTCGTTGCACAAATCGCGGTACGCACATACGCCGTAACTTGTGCATTGACTCGTGTTATGGTCCCACTCTTGGGTCTCAATCTTTCTCTTTATATCCCTCGCAACAGCGCCGAGATCTGATAAGCACCTCTCGGCGTCGTACTGCGAGTGCATGATCGGGACTCGCTGGAAATCTCGCTTGCTTTTCGCTAGCAGAATCCCATCAAGCTCCGCGACATCCACCCTCTTTCCAGCGCTGGTCGTCTCATACGCCCACATATACAGCGGAAACTGATTATTTGGCCTTGCTCGCTTCGGAAATGAATCGCCCATCGAGGTTGAGTGCTTGAAATCTCGAATCTTGACAAGCTTTCCGCGAGACACAACAAGATCAATTCTCCCGCAGACCGTGACTCCCTTCTCGGTTGGAAGCGGCAGCGAGAAGGAAATCTCCGACTCCAGAACTTTCTCCTCGGCCCTTGTGCTATCCCACTTCTCGAAGTAGTCATTCATTACGAGAACTAAGTTCTTGATATTTCGCGCATCTTCGCTCTCGTCGGGAATGTTCAGTTCTTTCGCGACCTCTATTAACCGTCGTAGCGATACCATTTGCCCTCCGCCCTGATACCAGGTGAAGAGGCAAGTGTGAATCGCTTGGCCGCATCTCAAACTTAGGGCTTCCTCCAGAGGCACAAGATTTCGCACGTGCCGCCAGTACGCCTTCTTGTGACAGCTTTGAAACAATGTTGATCCGGAGTAATCTATTATTAGATTATCCGGGTCGTTCCATTGCACAATCACTTCTCGCCTCCAAGCCGAGCTCTGAGTGCAGCGATCTGCTCAGGCGTCATGCCTCTGAGCTTCTGGATCAAGCGCTCCTCAGGACTCATTTTTGCTGAGCGATTCTTTGCGGGCACTCCTACTACTGCTTTCTCTCGCTTCTCGCGTAAGCTTTGAAGCCAGGCGAAAAGCTCAGAATCGCTCATCTGACTAATTAGCTTCGGCAACTCCACTAGGATTCACCTCCCTTCTCATGTGCTTCTTGATCCAATCTTCGATGGCTTCGATGACTGAATCTTCCACAGTTAGGCCCTCCAAGTCAACGCGCGACTTGAAGAGCCTCCACAGATCAATTGGCATCTGCCTTACCTGAATATTCTTCCTTTTGACGTCCATTGAAACCACACTCCTCTATTAGCGCTGATAGTATCTCTCGTGCTTTCTCTATGTAGTCCATCGGACATGAGGAAGCGCGACAGGGCTGCTTGTATGCGCACCATATGGACAGATTGTTCTCCGCAGCCTCAAGATTCTCAATTGTTCTAAGAAGCATCGTTGCCGCTACTTGATTCTCCGTTCTCATTTGTCCACTCATCCTTTGCGAGTACAACATACGATCCTCGGATTGACTCCGCGCTAAGCTCTTCGGTGTCTAGATTCACCCACTGCACTCGATAAGGTTCGCCCTGGCGATGGACATAGACCGCCATCTTCGCCTTTCCACGAATCGCCTCTGCGACTTCGCGTGCTCTGGTCCAGGGAACTACTGGACCTTTCCATTGTAGTTTGGGGTCGCTGAAGTTTACCCAGCCAGTCGCTGGAGACGGCGTTATGCGCCATTCTGGAAGGGCGATGTAGTAGATTAAGTTGGCAGGGTCTCTGATCAGCGTATGACCCTTGACGAGACCCTCGCTGATTTCGCAGGGCTCTCTTAGACCATCGCCTTCGAACCAGAGCACAAGATTTGCGACGCGCGTTCTGAATTGCGTATTAGTCCGGCTTCTTATAATCCATCTCAGACGATTGTAGAAGCTCTCGAATCGCCTGAGTTCTTGATTCGCGGCCCATGTCTTCACAATCTCTTCAAGCACTGCTTCCCGCGGCGAGAAGTCAAGGTGCTTGACGATGTGTCCAAACGGATTCTGTTCGGGATTTGAACGGACCATCTTATCTCCTAGTTATCAGATGGAATCGTTCGCTCCATCGCCTTTGCAAACACGATTTTCGCAAGCTCTGCCCTGAACATCGGGTCTCTGTCGCAGAGCCCAAGCAACCCGTAGGCCATGTCCGCTCTGCTGCCGACAAGCAGGCCAGTGCCGTGGCGGTTCTCGACGTACATAATCATTATACCTTTGTTCGGGTCTAGCTTTATTGACTCGCCTATAGCTGCGAGAAAGAGAGGAATCGCATTGTTGCACTTTGAAGCGAGATCGGAGAGAAAAGCAACCGCCTGAGATGCGTCAAGAACTCCGAAGTCATCGCTTATGACGAGCCGGTTTTCTTCAGATCTTATCTCCATTAGCGGTTCTCCTTGCGCCCTTCGCGGGCTTTTAAGTAGTTGCTGAATGCTGGTGTCAGCTTCTTATTCTTTCATTATTCTTGGCGCTTTGTCTTTTTTATTGTCTCTCTTTTTCGGCGAGCAGACCTATGATGCTACTACGCTAAGTGCACTCATAATCTTTGCCGTCATGTCTTGCCTAAAGAGGTTGGGATTCGAGCTATCTGCTTGGAGGTCCCGGTGAGTGAACTCAATGGTAACAAGAAACGTGATGGCTTGTGCTGTCTCTTTCCTCTTAGCTTCGATAATCTTCATTAGCGTTTCTCCCTGCGCTTGTACGGATAAGCAGAGCTTTTCTGTGATCTCCGTGCATCAGCAAAGCGTACCCATCGTGAATCTCTCTTTCAAATGGGCACTCGGCTTCAACACAGATGTAGCATTTGCTCAATGGATACGGTGTTTTTGTGGAGCTCTCGCTTCCGTTTTCCCGCCGCACCCTCACACCTTATGCGGTTGGCATGGCCCAACGCTGCTCCCCAGGAGCAACCCAAGCGGAATTGAATCTCAAACGGGAGCTCTTGCGTTGTTGTTTGGTGCTTGCCCTGCTGAAATTCTCGCCTAAGAGTCTCAAGAATTTGCCTTTCCGACCGTTGCGCTTTCATGGCGTCTCCCTTCTGCCTCGCCTTGCTAGGCGATGGTAGGCGTTACGGTCTCGTCTGTCTGTGTCCCCTTTCCCTCCGCATCATTCGGCGTATTCCTCTACCTCGGCGAAGCACGCCGCCGCGCAGGCTCGGCATAGGCCAGTGTCGGGGTCCTGACCGTTGTGCTCGTATTCCACCGACAACCACCGTGCCTCATCGGCGGGGAGCATCTCCCCTCTCCTACAGGCGACCTTCCCGCACCAAGCTTCAAGCGGATCGTAAAACCTGATGATATGTCGCATGGGTTTCCTCCGCGTCTAGAATGGACTGCTAATTGTTGCCATTATGTTTTTCCAGCATGAAATATATACCATGATTATCATGGTGTCAATACCAAATGTTTGTTTGGTGTATGGAAATCGAGCAGGCGTGCTTGAAAATCGGACAGGAATGCTTGAAAGTCGAGCAGGAGTGTCCGGAAATCGAGCAGTCACAAATCCAATAAAATCAATGGGTTACAAGGTTATCAATAACAGTATGAGCGATTATGGAGGTCAAAAATCGCCAAAAACCCTTTAAAATCAATGGGTTACAAGGAAAGTTATGAATGTTATGGGTGGTCCAGGGACAATATACTAAGGGTATATCG